GTTATTATACTATTTACGTAGAAGAGGATATAGAGGATTTAGTATGAATAGACCTGATAAAGTTTGGAACAAATTATCTGTAGCAGAAAAAGAAGTAGGTGGTATACCGAACTCAAGTGAAGATATAAAACAGGCTCATGCAGCTGCTATAGAGATGTATATAAACGATCACGTTGGTTTATTACAAGATGGTACTTATGGAACTATGTATTTTAATAATACATTAAACGATTGGTCTAAGTTTGATATAAACAAAAGGACAAAACATGATGCATCTATTAGTTCTGGTTTAGCAATAATGGCTTGTAACAGGCATTTATATAAACCTAATCCAGATAGAAATAAACAACCGGTAAGTTTAAATATATTAAAATATAATAATAAAGGATTTCAATCGTCAATAATAAAAAATAAAACATGATATACGATTCTCACATAAACTTCCCGTCTCAAGCAGTTAGTGATTTAGAAAAACTGTCTGAGGATTACGGACTTAAAGTAGCAAAGGCTATAAGACAAGAGTGGTTCACTGGTGCTACTTCTAAATTTGACGGTAATATAAATAACTTTCATCAGTTAAGATTATATTCTAGAGGAGAACAATCAATACAAAAATATAAAAATGAATTATCTATAAATGGTGATTTATCTTACCTTAATTTAGATTGGAAACCTGTTCCAATTATTCCTAAATTTGTTGACATAGTTGTCAACGGAATGTCTCAAAGAAATTATGAAATAAGTTGTTATTCACAAGATCAATTTGGAGTAGAGAAAAGAACTGCATACATGGAATCTATAATGAGAGATATGAAGGCTAAAAATTTTTCTACTTTAGTTCAAGAACAATTTGGTATAGATATAAGTGAAAATGATAAAGAAACTTTACCAGAAAATGACGAGGAGTTAGCACTACATATGCAACTGGGATATAAACAGGCTGTTGAAATAGCAGAAGAGCAAGCTATAGATGTTTTAATGGAAAATAGTGATTACGATTTAGTAAGAAGAAGATGCTTATATGATTTAGTTACTATAGGTATAGGCGCTACAAAAACTACATTTGACTGGACAGATGGCGCTAAAGTAAAGTACGTAGATCCTGCTGATTTAGTATATTCTCATACTGAATCTCCATATTTTGATGATATATACTATATTGGAGAAGTAAAAGAAATACCATTAAATGAATTAGTAAAAGAGTTTCCAGAACTGACAGAGGCAGAAATAAAAGAAATAACACAAAATGCTGGACAAACAATATATAGTCAAGCAAACTATAGAATAAACTCAGATAAAAATAAAATTCAAGTTTTATATTTTAATTATAAAACCCATATGAATGATGTTTATAAATTAAAGAAAACAGGTAGTGGCGCTGAAAAGGTTATTCAAAAAGACGATACGTTTAATCCACCTATAGAAAATATGGATGGTGAGTTTAGTAAACTAGAAAGAGTTGTTGAGTGTTTATATGAAGGAGTGTATCTTATTGGTCCTGATAAATTGTTAAAATGGAAAATGGCTGATAATATGATGAGATCTGACTCTGATTTTGGTAGTGTTAAAATGAATTATCAAATTGTAGCTCCCAGAATGTACGAAGGTAGAATAGAGTCGCTAGTTGGTAGAATAACTGGTTTTGCAGATATGATACAGTTAACACATTTAAAGTTACAACAAGTCATGTCACGCATGGTACCAGATGGTGTTTACCTTGATGTTGATGGGATAGCAGAGGTTGATCTTGGTAATGGTACTAATTATAATCCTCAGGAAGCTTTAAACATGTTCTTTCAAACTGGTAGTGTTGTAGGTAGAAGTTTTACATCCGAAGGTGATGGAAATCCTGGTAAAATACCAATACAACAAATAAATAATGGCGTTAATAGTGGTAAAATACAGAGTTTAATATCTACGTATAATTATTATTTACAAATGATAAGAGATACAACTGGACTAAATGAAGCTAGAGATGCCGCTACACCAGACAAAAATGCTTTAGTAGGTGTTCAAAAACTAGCAGCAGCAAATTCTAACACTGCTACAAGGCATATATTACAGTCTATGTTGTATATAACAGCGGAAGTAGCTGAATGTATGTCATTAAGAATATCTGACATAGTAGAATATTCACCGACTAAAGACGCTTTTATAAGAGCTATTGGATCACATAATGTAGCTACGTTAGAAGAATTAAAAGATTTACATCTTTATGACTTTGGTATATTCATAGAATTACTACCAGATGAAGAAGAAAAAGCTATGTTAGAGAATAATATTCAAGCGGCAATAGCTCAACAATCTATAGACTTAGACGATGCTATAGATTTGAGATCTGTACGAAATGTAAAATTAGCTAATAAGTTATTAAAAGTTAAAAGAAAAGCTAAAGCGTCTAGAGACCAACAAATGCAACAACAGAATATGCAGGCTCAGGCTCAAGCTAATGCTCAACAGCAACAAGCGGCCGCGCAAGCTGAAACTCAAAAATCACAAGCCAAAGCCCAAGCTGAAGCGCAGTTAGAGCAAACTAAAAATGAATTAAAAATAGCGTATTTACAAAAAGAAATTCAAGCTAAAAAAGAATTAATGCAATTTGAATTTGATTTGAACTCTCAATTAGAAGGAATGAAGCAAGATACAGATAAAGAAAAAGAAGACAAAAGAGAAGATAGAAAAGATTTACGTATTGATAGACAAGCTAAGCATCAAATGGATATGATAGAACAAAGAAAACAGGGTGATGCTGATAAAAAATTTGAATCATCAGGTAATGATATAGTTACGGGAGGAGCGGGAATTGAAAAATTCTCACCCTTTTAATATTTAATATTTTATAAAATTTTATTATGGAAGAAAAAAAAGAAGCTGTTGAAAAAACAGTAGATCAACCTATAGAAAAGGTTGAAGAAATAAAAAAAGAACAACCAAGAGATAAAAAAGGTAGGTTTAAATCTGAAAGCTACGATAACGTTGTAAAAATAGATTTAAGTAAACCTCCACCATCTAAAGAAGTTGTTGAAGAAAAAGAAAACGTAGTTGAAGAAGTTAAAGAAGAAGTAGTGAACGAACCAGAAGCTGCTCAAGAAGTAGTTGAGCAACCTGTAATGGAAGAAGTAACTGAAGAAGCTGGCCAAGTTCAAGAAGTGGCAGAGCAAGCTATAGAAGAAAGTGTTGTCACTGGAAATCCGTTACCAGAAAATGTACAAAAATTAGTAGATTTTATGGATGAAACAGGTGGTGATATAAACGACTACGTAAAATTAAATAGAGATACTTCTAAAATGGATGACTCTGATATACTAGATGAGTATTATAAAAACACTAAATCTCATTTAAGTCCAGAAGAAAGATCATTTTTATTAGAAGAAACGTATGGCGTTAACGAGGACGTAGACGATGAAAAAGCTATACGTATGAAAAAGATAGCCCTTAAAGAGCAAGTTGCCGAGGCTAGAGCCCACTTAGACAGGCAAAAGTCTAAATACTATGAAGATATCAAAGCTGGGTCAAAGTTGACTGAAGAACAACAAAAAGCTATTGATTTTTTTAATAGACATAACAAAGAATCTGAACAACAGAAGAAATTAACTGAAGCAAGTAAAGAATCATTTTTAAAGAAAACAGATAATGTTTTTAACGAAAACTTCAAAGGTTTTGAATATAACGTTGGAGACAAAAAATATAGGTTTAATGTTAAAGATGTAGATAAAACTAAAACAACTCAAAGTGATATTAATAATTTTGTTAATAAGTTTACTGACAAGAAAAATGCAACAATAGAGGATGCTAGGGGTTATCATAAATCTTTATTTACTGCTATGAACGCGGATGCTATAGCTAAGCATTTTTACGAGCAAGGTAAAGCTGATGCGGTTAAAGACAGGGTTGCTAAAGACAAAAATATTAACTTAGAACCTAGGAAAACACACGGTGAAACAAACGTTGGCGGTTTTAAATATAGAGTTTTAGGTGAATCTTCTGCTGAAATGAAAAACAGATCTTTTAAAATTAAGAAAAAAAATTAACTTTAAAAAATTATAAATTATGGCAATTACTGCAGGAGGTAGTTTGAATAACACGCCAGCTTCTATGAAGCAAACGTTGCAAACAAACTATATCGATTTTACAAGTGGCTCAAATGATTGGTCACAACAATACCTGCCTGACTTAGTAGCTCAAGAATCTGAAGTATTCGGTAACAGAACAATTTCTGGATTCCTTGAACAAGTTGGAGCGGAAGAGGCTATGTCGTCTGATCAAGTCGTATGGTCTGAACAAGGTAGATTACACGTATCTTGTATAGGTGAACTTAATACTGGTACAAACGTTTTCACTGTAGTTAGTGATTCTGACGGGAATGTATCAGGTGATGGTTATGTTATAGCTAGTCACGGTTTAAGATTATATGACGTATGTTTAGTGGCTAACGCTGGTTGGTCAGGAACTGGTCAAGTAGTTTTAGTTAACGGTGCTGCTGTTACAATTATACCTTACGGACACGAAACTTGGGGAGATTCTCCATTTCATGGATCTGATGTTTCAACTTTAGCTGGTACTCAAGTTGTTGTTATTGGTTCTGATTGGGAAAAAGGCTCAACTGGTTTAGGTGGACTTACACAAGGAACTGGGGAAAACAAAGCTATTAAACCAACTCACGTATCTAGATCTAACAAACCAATTATAATGAAGGATTACTATGAGATCTCTGGATCTGATGCTTCTCAAATTGGTTGGGTTGAAATCTCAGGTGAAGACGGCCAAAGTGGATACTTATGGTATCTAAAAGCTGCTGGTGACACTAGAGCTAGATTCAATGATTACGTTGAGATGATGTGTATTGAAGCTGAATTAGCTAATGCTAATTCTCACATTATAGATGCTGGTGCAACCGATGATACTGGTTATTACTCATCTGGTCGTAATCCAGGTGGTATGGAAGGTTTATTTGCTGCAATAACATCAAGAGGTAATATTACTTCAGGTGTTACTGGTGTAAACGCTGCTACTGATTTAGCTGAATTTGACGCTATATTAGCAGAGTTTGACAAGCAAGGAGCTATTGAAGAAAACATGATGTTCGTTAATAGAGCTACGGCTTTAGCAATTGACGATATGTTAGCTTCAATGAATTCATACGGAGCTGGAGGTACTTCTTACGGAGTATTCGACAACGATGAAGACATGGCATTAAATTTAGGTTTCTCAGGATTTAGAAGAGGTTCTTATGATTTCTATAAATCTGACTGGAAATACTTAAATGATAATTCAACTAGAGGTGGTATTAACGCTGCTGCAACTTCTGACGCTGTAAGAGGTGTTATGATTCCAGCTGGTGTAACTTCTGTTTATGACCAACAATTAGGTAAAAACTTGAAGAGACCATTCTTACATGTTAGATTTAGAGCTTCTAACACAGAAAGTAGAAAAATGAAAACTTGGACTACTGGTTCTGTTGGAGCTGTTACATCTGACTTGGATGCAATGCAAATGCATTTCTTATCAGAAAGATGTTTAATCACTCAAGGTGCGAACAACTTTATGTTAATGAAGTAAGACTATTTATTTATAAGGGCGGTCTAGTATCGCCCTTATATTTTTATTAATTATATTATATATTATATTATGGCAAACAAAAAAGAAAAAATAGTTGAGGTAGAAACGCCTCAAGTAGAAACACCGGTTATTGAAAAACCCGTGGTTAATTCTCCTAAGATAGAAGTTAAACCTAAAAAGAAAGGCCCAGAAGATGGGTGGGAAATAAAAAATAGAACATATTTTTTAAGAGGTAAAGAAAGAACTTCTTTATCAAGATCTATAAAGTGTTCAGACATATTTTACTTTGATGAAGAAAAAGGTTATCAAAGAGAATTAAAATATTGTCAAAATCAAAGAACTTGTTTTGTAGACGAAATGAAAGGTGATCAAAGATTAGAACACATTGTTTTTAGAAAAGGTACGTTACACGTTACTAGAGAAAACCAAACATTGCAAAAGTTTTTATCTTTGTATCATCCACATAGAGATAAATTATTTTACGAACACAAACCAGTCACTAAAGCAACAAATGAAATTGAACACATTGAATTAGAAATAGAAGCATTAAATGCTGCTAGAAATGTTGAAATTAGTTTAGTTGAAGCTATTATGAGAGCTGAGATTGGTTCTAAGGTATCTGACATGAGTTCTAAGGAGCTTAGAAGAGATGCTTTATTATTTGCTAAAAGAAATCCTAGATTGTTCTTAGCGTTGATATTAGATGAAAATATTGAACTTAGAAATGTTGGTATAAAAGCAACTGAGCAAGGTATATTAACATTATCACAAGATCAAAGAACTTTTAGTTGGACTTCTAATAAAAGAAAACTAGTAACAGTTCCTTTTGATGAGCACCCATATTCAGCATTAGCCGCTTGGTTTAAAACTGATGAAGGTATGGAAGTTTATTCAAATATAGAAAAAAGATTAAAATAAATAATTTTAATCAATATAATTATAGCCACCTTAACGGGTGGCTATTTTTATTTAGGGGCTAACCTTCCACTTTATTATGTAACTATATAATAGTAAAATATAAACACATGGCAATAAATATAAATACGGTTTATGAAAAGGTATTAGCTTTAGCTAATAAAGAACAAAGAGGTTATATAACACCTCAAGAGTTTAATCTATTAGCAGATAAAGCACAAAATGAAATATATGAAAACTATTTTCATCAAGCTAGGAATTCAAATGCTAAGCTAAAGGATGATGATCAACATACTGATACTTTAGAAATGATTGAAACTAAACTATCTCCTTTTTATAAACAACATAATAATGTGACTATAGCTAGTGGTGTTCTCAACTTATTAAATCCAGTAGGTGGAACTAACACAGGGGCTGATATATATAGACTTATAAGTGTGAATCAATTAGTTGGATCTAATTTTAGATTAGTCACTGAAGTTAATAGAAGTGAACATAACCTTATAATTAATCACTCAGAATCTGTTTTGTATCCTACCACGTCAAGACCTGTATACTATAGACAAACTGAAACAAATTTAAATATTATACCCGCTCCATCTGATGGTACAATTATTGCTATTTCTTATTATAAAATACCAGTAGCGCCTAAGTGGGCATATGTCGTGGTAAATGAAAAAGCGTTATACAATAGTAATTTGAGTACTGATTTTGAGTTGCATATTTCTGAGGAAGAAAATTTAGTGCTAAGAATATTAATGCTAGCTGGTTTAACAATACAAAGACCAGATGTTGTACAAGCTGGTGGACAAGGTATACAAATGATTAATCAAGAACAAAATAGTTAATTATGGGATTATTAGGAACAACAACACAAAGCACATATTATTCTGGCAGTAGTTTTGGTGATTATCAATTTATTAATTTAGATACTATTATAAATAACTTTATGTATATTTATGTGGGAGAAAACAAGATAATAAACAAAGTTAATAGAACAGACGTCCAATTCCATGCTATGCGTGCAGTGCAGGAATTATCTTATGACGTTTTAAAATCTTTTAAAACTCAAGAAATAGAAGTACCTAATACGTTGGTTATGGTATTACCACAAGACTATGTTAATTACACTAAAATAACTAGAACAGGTACTGATGGTATACATAGACCTTTATACCCAACAAGACATACATCAAATCCATTTGCTATAACGCAAGCTGCAGATGGTTCCTATACGCTTGATACAGCTAGAAGAAAAGTATTTTTAACAATACCAACTAATGGTGCGGCTGATATTACTGATGGCGATCGTTTTAATTTAATGTATCTTAATGACGACGGGGTAACTGGTGGAGACGTTCATTTTATATTTGATAAAAATGAAAGCACTGATCAAGGTCCTCCTTCTAGTTCTATAGGACCTCATTTTTATATACATTTAGATAGTGAAAATAGAGATGACACAGCGGCACTTGTAGTTAAACAAGTTAATATTTTTAAGCACCATACTGCAACATACTTAGGAACTGGAGTTATACAAATAGACTATCTTGATGGATACGCAACTGCCAGCACTACCACTCAAGGAGTGAGTACTGAAGGTGCTTACGCCGCTGGCGTTGCCACAACTGGTGCAAATGGAACTAATCTAGTAGTTACTATATCAACAAACGGCCAATCATCCGCAGAAACTTTATTAGAGCAATCACCTAGTAATACGCTAGACGCTTTTAAAGATGCCGTACCCACTGATTATAATTTATACGATATAAATTCTGCTTCAGATATAGAAATATCAAACAAAGGTAGGAGATATGGTTTACAACCTGAACACTCACAAATGAATGGTTCTTTTTATATAGATAATTTAAGAGGTAAAATACATTTTGGCTCTGCTTTATCTGGTAAAACAATAATATTACATTATGTTAGTGATGGTCTAGGTACTGACTCAGAAATGATAGTACATAAATTCTGTGAAGAAGCTTGTTACAAACATATTATGTATGGTGTACTTTCTGGAAGATCTAATATACCAGAATATTTAGTACAAAGATTTAAAAGAGAGAGATTTGCTGAAACTAGAAAAGCAAAAATAAGATTATCAAATATTAAGATAGAAGAATTTACTCAAGTACTTAAAGGTATGGGTAAGCAAATTAAATAACTATGCCTT